CGACCCTTACATATTTTGACCCACTAGCAAGGTTGTCACATAAAGGCGATGGCATGTACTGCGGTAAACTTGTGCCTAAGACTATTGATGATTTTAAAAATGAGTTTGGAAGTAAAGCTGCGAGCGATATAAAGTTTGGGCCAGGTGATAACATCGAGGGTTTTAGATGGTCATACAAGAATCAAAAACAAGATATCGTATTAGTTGCAACGCAATTTTATAAAAAAATTAAAAAAATGAAAATAGTAAAACTTACTAATGGCCATGTAGTACCTGAAAAGCATTACGAAAAGTTAATTGAAGCTTGGAACGAAGAAAGAGTAATGGCGGTAGCTCCTAAAGTGTTAGACACTAGATGGACCGAAGTTGAAACTATTTGCCAATACAAATTTTGCGATAGTAACGTATTAGACTATCAAGAAACAAATTTTCCTATGTTTCCGCTAGTTTTCATTGATGGCAACTCGGCATTAGTTCGAGGGGCTGATTCTGGCAGCGGTGTAGATTCTGGCATGATTAGCGGTTCGGATTCTGATAACGGCGATGTAACACAGTTCACTAAACCCTATATAATGCATGCTAAAGACGCACAATTGTTAATGAACTTTGCGGGCAGGTCTTTGGCGAGTGAAATGGAAAACATCGTACAACATCAATATATAGCTAGTGTTGAATCAATACCAGAAGATTACCAAGAGGCATACACTAACCCTCAGATTGCCAGTGTTTTACTATATAATGAGTTACATGATAAAGACCCTAACATTAGACTAACACCTCCGCAAATATTAGAAAGGCGTTCAATTCCACCTATCATAGAAAGTACTTTTAATGGCGCGGTTAATCATATACAAACAATCTTAGGAACCTATGAGGCATCCCTTGGGATTAACGATAAACAGCTATCAGGCATAGCTATTCAACAAGGTGCCTTGCAGTCTAATGCTGCCGCTTTGCCGTATTTAATGGGCTGGAAGAATGGCATGACGCGCTTTGCTGAGCTTATGTTACATATGATACCGCTATATTATCGTACGCCTAGGACGTTACCTATCATCAAATCTGATGGCAAGAGAGATTATCAAATCATCAACCAAAAAGATGAACCTAACAGTGTGATGATGGATTATGATCCAAATAACCTCCAAATTAAGGTAGAAATAGGCGTGTCGGCTGCGGTTCAAAAACAAGTTGCATTAGAGCAGATTATTTCACTAACGCAGGCCTCACCTGATTTTGCAGCATTTATTAACCAGTATGGGTTAGAGATAATCCTTGATAACATGGATATTCGCGGAGTAGATCACCTCAAAGAATTATCAGTTGAATATATGCAGCAAAAACAACAAGCACAAGAGGAAGCATCCCAAGTTCCAACACCTGAACAGGTTATAATTGAAGGTGAAAAAGAAATAGCCTTTGCACAAGTTGAACAAAAACGTGAACAGGCGATGGCTGAACAAACTAATAAAGCTGCCGGATTAGCAATTGAAAAGCAAAAAGTTGATATTAAGTTTTTAGAAATGTTAGCTAAAATTGAAGCGGAAGACAAACGGGCTGCAATGGAACAAGAGAAAGTGGACTCTCAAAATGCCCAAAATGCGGTAGAGGTTGCTATGGATATGGTTAATACTATAATTCAATAAACATGTGGAGGTTAATATTATGCCTTTAAAAAAGGGAAGTAGCAAAAGCGTTATTTCGCATAATATAAAAGCTGAAATAAAGGCCGGAAAAGAGCAAAAAAAAGCGGTTGCGATTGCTTTGAATAACGCACGCAAGAGTAAGAAAAAATAATGAGATTACATAATTTTAGCCATGAAGTATGGCAAAGTTTTAAAACTTCAGAAGATACAATCATGGTTTATACTACGGTTAATATTGACAATTTTATCTTGAGCAACATAACGGAAGTTGTTTTAAAAGATGATTATAATGAAGTGGTAGAGATTGACAAAGCCAAACTTAAAAACATTGAAATGTTAGAGGATAAGATTAAAGATTATTTATCTTTGAACAACAAGGAAAGTTAACTTATGAAAGCTACGGAGTTAATACGCTATTTAGATGCAACCGTCGACAAATGGGGCGACATTGATTGCATGTTAGATTTTGATTCAGAATCAGAATATCTTTATAATATAAGTAGTGTTTTTTGTGATATTAACCCAATGGATAACACTGACGCATCATTGGTTTTTGCAACTTATGAAACTAAGGCAGCATTATCTATAGTTAAATAGTTAAACGCAAGGTAGTGAAATAGGATCACATTCATTACTTCATGCAATGAAAATTGAAGGTGCAACTCCTTCCCTTGCAACCAGTTATGCGCGACTATTGGTGTGGGAAAGCCACAAGGTTATAAAATATCTTGTCTACACTGATTTAGGGTAAAATCCTTCGTCGCGCTCCTTTATTTTTTAAGATGGAATTTTTAAAAATGGACAATTTTTTTTCAAAACATAAAGACATGATTAAGCTGGTTATAATCGTTATAGCGTGTGCTTTGATTGCCTATGGTGCAATATATGTTACGCAAAAATATGATTCACCTATCGAAGAATACGCCGAGGATTTACTAGAAAAACACACAGGAACCAAAATAGATTTTAGTCCAGGCAAAGAATCAAAGTAATAATTTGTAGTCTATATTTAAATATACTTTGCAAGGTATTTATTTAATTTATGGAGAATACAATCATGATTGTTCAAAAAAACAGAGGACTCGCGGATATTTTATTCATTGCTTTGACTTTAGTATGTGTGATCGTAGGCAACCTCGCAGTAGCAAAAACTAAGACACCTGACACACCTTTAGAGCAAGCTATGGAAAAAATAATTCTGCTTCAAAGTGGCCAAGAGGTAGATTTTTCGGCCCATTTGAAGAAAGGGTTAGACGGCAAACTTGTTACTACCGACATGAAAGCACACGCTACAAAACCGCTAGAGCCTACCGCTATCATTTATACAAAATAGAGCTATATTAAAAATTGTAGTAAACATCCGACGACCTAGATTTTTTCCGCGCTTGCCAATGGCGCGGAATTTTTTTAACTAAAATAATACTGAAAAATTCAACACCTTTACCGCCAATAATAAAAAATTTTGATTTTCTCAGCAAACTTGACAACATCTTATACACTAACTATAAATATCTTGATATGACCAAGCATTCTCTTGGGATTTTACCGACTTATCGGGCACAAATAGGCGCACACCTAAGCGACATAGGGAGTCACCGTCACGGGGAAATAGTGGGTTTGAAATATGGATGAAGACAATGTATTGAATGCTGATACAAAAGCTCCTGTAGAGCAAAAGATGCTTACACAGGCTGAAGTTGACGCAATTGTGGGACGTGAAAAGGCCGAAGCTGCTGCTAGGGCTAGGCGCGAACTTGAAGCTACACATCAAGCAGATATTGAGAAATTGCGTTCGCAATCATCCCAAAATATGGGAGGAATGCAGCAAAGCCAGATTGATACTGAGGCGATTAAGAATCAAATCAAATCTGAATTTATGCAAGATATGCAAGCCAAGGAAGCGCAATATAGGCAAGAGCAGCGCGAAGAAGAAATGCAGCGAGTTGCCGCTACTTACTTTTCAAAATTAAGTTCAGGTAAAGAGATTTACGACGATTTTGACGAAATAGTCGGTGATTTTAAGCATACTGCTTTTCCACATTTAGTACACGCAGTTTCAGGAATGGACAATACCGCAGCTATTATGTACGAGCTGAATAAAAATCCTGACAAGCTAGAGCGAATCGATTTTTGGTTAAATAAAGATCCCCAAAAAGGGGTTGAAATGTTAAACAAATTATCACAGTCGATTAATCAAGTTCGTCAAGCTGAAAGCGAGTATGAGCCAATACAACCGCCTTTATCACAGGTCAAACCATCAAATATGGGTGTGGATAATAGCGGTAAACTAGGGCTAGAAGAAGCAAAGCAGTTATGGAGATTTTAAGCTTTTTTTAACATTTGAGTGACGTGAAAACCCACCTAATTATTATTTTTTTGATGATAAAGAGGTGATTTCATGCCAGTACCAGCACAGATATTACAACAAGTACAAACCTATCAGCTATCAGGTTTAGCAGCGATGCAAAACTTTGGGCCTTTTATTAGTACGTCAAATAAGAAATTCAAGAATTTCCAGGATTTAACAGCTAACTTAGGTAGTACAGTGACCTTCGACTTACCACCTAGATTAACTACGGTTAACAGTTTGATTGCAACATTCCAGCCAGCTAATCAGCGCGTACAATCTTTAACCATCAATAATGAAATTTCATCTTCCTACGCATTCACTGACCAGCAATTTATATTGAACGTGCGCGATTATATGCCGCGCTTTGGTATGTCTGCGGTACGTGAAATAGGTACTAAGATTGAAGCTAATGTCGCAGCCTTAGCGGTTACAAACACATATAGATTCTATGGTAACGGCACAACACCAATTAATACACTTACACAATTAGCGGAAGCTGTGGCGTTTTTTCGCAACTACGGCGCAATTGCAGGAGAGGCCAAGGGTTACTTATCTGATATTGCAATTCCCGCAATGGTTAACGGCGGTTTGGACCAATTTGCACTTGATCGTAATAATAAGATGGCTAATTCTTGGGAATTATCCCCTTTTGCTGATTGTAAATGGTACAAGTCCAACTTGTTAGCAGTGCATCAATCTGGAACTGCTGGTACGAATGCACACATATTAACAGTAACAGGTACAACTCTTAATGCTGATGGTGCTGTAACTGCCATTACTTTTTCTGTTGGTACTGATCCTGGTCCTGGTGCTGATGCTAACATGATTAGAGCATTCGACAAGTTGCAGTTTAAGGATAATGTTGCAGGCTTTGCTAACATGCGTTATTTAAC